CGAATACTTTAACAAACTTACAAGACTTTGTAACTCACCTCATCGCACGTAATACTTTGTTAACGTCCACTCACCTCGTCCGGGCAGGATACCATCCTTAGAATTTGTCATTCCCTCGACGCACAGATAATGGCATTTGTTTTTGGAATCGCGAACGACGATGTCGCTTTGGCACTTATCCGCAGCGAAGAACGCAAGGCCGTTTACGAAGCTCTGCGGAAGAACGCCATTCCGATCGAATTCTATGTGACTGAAGCGCAGGCTATAGTTCTTGAAAAGTTCTTTAGCCCTCGACCCGTGTGCTTCAAACCATGTAGACATAGCCCCCATCCAATTTTGGCAGCATTGAGCGACTATGCTGAGGGGTTCTGTTCTCGATCGAAGGTCTCTGATCATATCGACGTAGGCGCTAGACTGGAAGGTTTTTTGAACCGATTCACTGGATCTAACCATGCATGTCTATTGCTAAGCGAAGGTAGAGATGAGGCAAGGTACAAAAGAACTTTGCACCTACGCTCCATGCACAAGTTGCGAACAGGCCGCAATGCAGTGCTGAGCCACGGGGTCGAACAGGCAGTTGAAGCAATTCAAACCGGCCGCAGCAATCAAGTGGTTTGCTTAGACGGCGCTGAAAACTGCGATTTTCAATCCACTTATGCCGTAAGCGTCCACTCTGCTTACGACATCAAATTCGAGTTTTGGGAGCAGATCTTTTCGAAACACGGACTTGAAAGAGCCACGATCTGGTTACATGCACCGATCGAAATGATCTACACCACGGAATTAAGATCCCCAGACGCTGACTACTGCTTCGAAACTGTTCTGAAGAACAAGAAGAAGTATATTCGGTTCTGGTTTCCGGGTGATGAATCATTGGCTTATGAGCATGAGCGCGAAAACTGGCTCAAATACCTCCTTCAACCTGTTCTGCGTGGCAAGAACTTCAACATCTTGTTTGAAATAGCAGAGCGTATAGGGCCGATGATTCGCATAGAAGCCGTTCGTGTGTACAATGCAGTCTCAGTTTCACACTGTACTGAGCTACGTGATCATAGCATTGTCAAGCTACCGAACGTGGACGAATATTTTTGCTGTGGGCCGAAGTCAAAAAAAAAACCTATTTTGTGCCCAGCTGACAAAGTGACTAAGGGTCGGGCTTGGATGTTTAATGCTGCAAACAGTGATCTATGCTGGGAGAAATTCATCTCTTACATGCGCTCACTGAGGTCTCAAGTCTTTATCGGGAGTAAAAGAATTGCATCTCACTGGGACATCACTGACAGTGGATTCATCGGCGCTTGTAAGAGCATCTATGTCCTAGGCCTTTGTGACAAATACAAGAGAGGTCACGTTTTGCAATTGGCACAGTCTCGACTCTCTCGCGAGCAACGAGCAACCAAGAGTCTTCTCAGCCGATTCAATCTTTGGCTGCGAGACACTGTGCCGAACGCACTTAAACATCTCGTTCACCTCGGCAATACCGCTACTCATACCTGCATGGGCGAGGAAATGCAATGGTTCAGACATGATTGGATTTTGGACTGGGACTATGAAAACCTCCAACGTATCACCACCGTTGCTGAAGTCGCTGGACACGATTACCGCACATTCAAAATCCACAAGCATGACGAACCCAAACCATATCGTAAACAACCTTCGACTGATAGTGACCTCGACACCGACAGGTCCAGCCTCACTGATGGTGAAATTGATTTTGACGACTCAGCATCTCAAATCAATGCTACACCAAAGAGTGTTCATTCGGCTAAAATCCCACCGAGACGCACTCAACTGTTTGACAAACCAAGCACGATCGGCACGGAGAGCACTCTTGGTGTTCGTGGACTATTCGACGCAAAGTCAAGCACTTTGGGTTTGCAAGAATTGTATCATGAGCAAAGTGTTCTTGAGTGCTCTGAAGAGTTAATTCCAGAACCACAGCCCGGGCCGAGTCGTGGTTACGTCGAAGTGAACCCTGCCGTTGAGACTTCAGATCAAGTCAAAGATCAGGCCGGCACTTTGGCGGAATATATCGAAAGCGACTCGGCCATCTATACTCCCTATCGACAGAGGTCTACTCACACGAAAGATGAGGATTGCATTTGGTATGATGTCTGCGTTGAAATCTGGGGCCGGGAACGTGAAAAAGCTCATCACCCTCAGTTCAAACATCGTAAACATGTATGCAAATGTACCTATCGTGGATACCCTGTTAAAGAGGCAGCTAAACACCAGCTGACGTATCCTGAATACTGGAACCCGAAAGATCGCACTCCGCCACCTAGTGAAGTTATTAGCAAATGTTCAGCGAAGATGAGTATAACCAGCTTGGCCAGCCGTGCTTTCGTACCTGAACCTGATCGATGCGGGTTCTACGAAAGGGCTGTTGCTATTTGGAAACTGGAACCTGATGAGGCTCACCCTGTTTATGAGCACACAGACAAAAAAGTCTGTAAATGCACGTACCGTGGTCGCCCCGTCAAAGAAACTTATGCTCCACTTCCAAAAAAACCGCCACCACCTCCACCTCATATTCCCACCGTTGCCGAACAGAATATTGTGGACAGGAAATTGGAACATCTCGACCCTGTCCGACAATGGATTGCATCAAACGCTCTGGATGTCTCGCATTATAAACTGCTGAGAGGGGGCAAAAGAACGTATGAACATAAAGAAGCGACTGAGTGCTACAATGAATTCCGCAAGGAACTCAGTCGCAATGTCAAAACTATGGAAGCTGAAGGCGATAAGAACAAAAAGCTCCTCCTTCGAGCCCTCTCAAACGCACTTCGAGTTCTTCCACTTACTGTACCAGCCAAACTGGAAGATCCGCTTGCTCGAGCCATCAGAATTGTTGGTCCTCCTGGAACTGGCAAATCACGCTCCGTGCGTATGACAGCCACGCCGAACGATTACGTGATTACTGGGACTAGTGATTTGACTCACGAATACATCGAAGAAAGAGAACGAGCCCCTGATTCACAGTTATTTGGCGTCAATACAATCCACAAAGCCATCTATGAACTCAGCGGCCGCAAATTTGAGAAAATCTACATTGATGAGTGTTATTTGCAGAACCCAGGTCTGGTTGTTGCGCTAGCCGCTGTCTGCAAATGGGACCAACTCTACCTCGTTGGTGATGGTTCTCAAATTGGTTTTATCGATCGCAACCGCTCTTACAAAACTGACACTAGCATGCGCCGATATTTGCGCCACACACCAGGCATTTATATGCGTGCATGCTACAGGTGCCCACAAGACGTGGTGGAAATTCTTAACAATGCGTATGGATATGACTTAATATCGATGTCCAAAGTGAAGAAATCCATTACTTTTGCACCAGTCGAGCGTGACTACACCAAAGACACTGAGAAGATCTGTGCTCTACCTGGTAAGCTCATGACTTTCAATCAGGGCATCAAGGAATATTATTCCAAGATGCTAGGATGTCCGAGCACCGTTCACGAGATGCAGGGAAAGACAGAGCAACATATTAACTTGGTGGCCACTGCTGACGCTCGATCTCTTTTCCACAATTCTCCAGCCCATGTGATCGTGGCTATTAGCAGACACACTGAGCGCCTTGTCGTTTATGACTACACTGGCTTCCTACGCGTACAACTCGCTCGGGAACATCCTGTCACAACTATTGCGCGCGACTATTATGATCTTGCAACTGACCATGTACATCGTGATGATCCGGAAGTCGAGATCGGTGAAGTCACTCAACATCGACCAACACACCCACCGACCATGTGACTAGAAGGGGTGCATCAGATCATTCAGACCGTCACCAAACCAACGGAAGACGACGACCTCCTCATCGCAGGACAACCAACTAGACTCACCAACAATACAACACCAATTAAGTTGCAGGTGGACACACTCTATCAACCAGTCAAAAGCCGTATGCAGTACAAACTTCCCGGGCCTAGCTACTGTAAAGACTTTCGACTCAGTGATAAGAGGAATACCCTCGAAACCGCCATCAAGAGATATTCTAAAGAGACTTTTCGTGTCAAAAACCCGGAGATGTTAGGCTCGAGAATATTTGCAAAAATGTCTAAAACGGCTTTCAAAGGTGGGCAACTTCAAAAAGTGACTCGTGACGACATTCTGTTAGCTGCCGCGGAAACCTGTGAACGCATGCAGGACCGTGGCACCGCCGCCTTCGTCACTGAACTCATTGAAGATGAAAATAAGTTCCACTCAGTCAACTTCTTTATGAAACAGATTATTAAATTCAAACCCAATTTAATTGACGGACCAAATGAGTCTTTGAAGGCTGGGCAGGGTATTGCCGCTCACTCCAAAGAAGCGAATGCCCTCATGTGTGTGGGAGTGCGTGCTCTCGAGAAGGCTTTCTTGCGATCACTTAACGACAACATCATACTCGCTAATGGTCACCAAGAGAAGGCCTTCGGACACGACTTCGCTACACGCTCCGACTTCTCCTCACCAAATCTGGAAGGCGACGGAGAAGAGTTTGATTGCAGCCAGAACAATGTTGTTCAATGGCTTGAACGCAAACTCTTCCTCGAAGCCGGCTTCGACGAAGAAATAGTTGACTTATGGTTTGCGCACAAGTCGATGCGTTTTTTTACTTCAGCCAACTTTTTCAGAATGCTTGTTGAAGAGAAGAAGGACTCGGGTTATGCGGACACATTATTCGGGAACACTTATTGGACTCTGTGTTGCGTGTGCTGGTGCGTCATCTGGACTATGCTACATGTGCTCATGATCAAAGGAGACGACAACGGAATCAACGCTGCCGGGCTTAAAATTGATGAAGTCGCTCTCAAAGAACTTTCTGACATGGGTTGCCGCTGGAAGTTCTCCTTCACCAGCGTCATGTCTTTTTGCAACTTTTTCTACACGCCTGTCGGTGCTTTGCCCGATGTCTTCCAGAGGTTCACCAAGCTCTTCAGCCGAAAGTTCTCAGACTACGACGAGGTCAAGAAATACCACACATCTATGATCGATCAGATGTCCCTTGTTGACACTTTCGAGAAGAAAGATTCTTGCATACTTGCCGTTTCACAGTACTATGGTTTACAACCAGAAGCAACCCGACTTCTCTTTGATAATTTCATGACCCTCATCAGAGAGGGACCAAACAAACTCTTTGAGAGGATGACTTATGCAGAGTATTATATCGAAACTAACGGGGCCTATAAGAACCTCAACCCTGCTGTATGAAAACTTGACTTTCAAAATGTCCGCTCTTTCATCCTTCGACTCTCACTACAAAGAACTTAAGCAATTCGAGGACACACTTGCCAAATGGCAGAAGCGGTGTAATTCGGGACCAGTTTCTGAAAAGGAGCTTGCCACCAAAGCATCCAGCTGCATTTCGCAAGTGCAAAGTTCCCTTAAACAAGTGAAAGTTCACTTCCTTCATCTGACGGAACTTGAATTTTCAAGACCAACAAAACTTGATGGCGCCGATCATGCCATCTTGATTAAACACATCGCCGAATCCAACTGCTCTAGCCCGTCTGACATGGCTAAGCATCTTAGAGATCTCGCGAACATGCTCGAAACCATTCAACAACCGGGTGATATTGCAGCATACGTTCGCGGATTCCAAATCGGCCTCAACCAAGAGATCAAAAGTCAGATAACGCCTAAAAGGCCCAGCGCATAAGTAATCAAGCGCCCCCCCCCGTAGAACGTTAGTACTAGCACTAAACACGTGTGAAAGCTAAGCGTTTCCTGTTCAATCATCCTACG